TATCCCGGCACGGAGACGCCCAACGGGCCCCTCGTGGCCGGTCTGGTGATCTCTGCGAAGCGAAACGGCGCACCGATCCACATCGACGTGATCGGCGTGGGTGCATCGCCTTACGATTTCCTCGTCGAAGGCAAGCAACAAACGATCGGCGTGAACGTGTCCGAGAAGGCCACCGGCACGGACAAGTCGGGTCGTCTCACCTTCACGAATCTGCGGTCTCAACTGTACTGGGACATGCGCGAAGCGCTCGACCCGGAAAACAACACCGGCATCGCACTCCCGCCCGACAAACGACTGAGGTCGGATCTGTGCGCGCCGAAGTGGCGACTCGTCGGTTCGAAGATCCAGGTCGAAAGCCGCGAGGAGGTCATCGACCGGATCGGGAGGTCGCCCGATTGGGCCTCGGCCTACATCCTCGCCCTGATCGACACGCCAAGCATTGCGGCGGTCCAGGCCATCACCGGACGCAACCAACCGCGGCGGTCCTACGACCCCTATGAGCACCTGAACCGCTGAGGTGCACCTACCCCCGTCCGGGGGATCTAGCATGCCCGTGTCCACCTATGGGGCCCGGGATGCACATCGTCGAAGAATCAGTCGTCAGCAAGCGGGGCACGATCGAACCTCTGCTCTTGCTCCACGCGCAAGAGCTCGCTACCCATCCGCACATCATGCAAGTTGCACCCGACTGGGAGCGGTATGCGGCGATGGAAGCCGCAGACGTGCTGATGGGCCTGTTCATGTACGAAGACACGCACCTGATCGGCTACTCGGTCAACTTCGTGGTTCGGCACATGCATTACTCGGGGCTCGTCTACTGCCAGAACGACGTGCTCTTCCTGCACCCGGAATACCGCGAAGGCGGATTCGGCGCCTTCCTGATCCATGAAACCGAAGCCCGGGCAAAGGCCCGCGGGGCGGGCTTCATCGTGTGGCACGCGAAGCCCAACACGCCCCTCGACAAACTTCTGCCGCGCATGGGCTATGCGGTGCAGGACGTGATCCACTCCCGGGAGCTATGACATGGGCGTTGCCGCTGCCGTTGCCGCTGTCGCCGCGAGCGCAGCACTCCAGTACAAGACCGGTCAGGAAGCCAACTCGTTGCAGAAGGACGCGATGCGGACCGCAGAGAAGCGGTCCCGCGATGCTGCGACGGCAGCGGACCAGGCGTACAACAAGGCCAACCAGAAGGCGCCCAACGTTGCGGGACTGGCCGGTGCGAACGAGGCGGCAGGGAAGGCCGGGATCTCGAGCACGATGCTTACCGGTCCGGGAGGCATCGACCCGTCGGCGTTGCTGCTCGGCCGTACGACGCTCCTGGGCGGGTGACATGGCGGACCAAGCCGGGGGCACCAACATCGTACCGCGCGACAAGCTCGTCACGCGGTGGGGTGCGCTCAAGACGGAACGCGCAAGTTGGTGGATGCACTGGCAGGAGATCAGTGCGTTTCTGTTGCCGCGCTCCGGGCGGTTCTTCGTGCAGGACCGCAACAAGGGATGGCGGCGGCACAACAACATCTACGACAACACCGGGACGCGGGCCCTGCGGATTCTCGGTGCGGGGATGATGTCGGGCGCCACATCGCCCGCGCGGCCCTGGTTTCGCCTTGCCGCTGCGGACCGGGAGTTGAACGAATATCCGGCCGTCAAGCTTTGGCTTGCTGACGTGTCTCGACTTCTCCTCGACATCTTCACGCGATCGAACACCTATCGCGCACTGCACTCCGGATACGAGGAGCTTGGCGCCTTCGGCACGTGGGCCTCGGTGATAAGCGAGGACTTTGACGATGTGATTCACCACACGCCGCTGACGACGGGCGAGTTCTGCATCGGGACCGACATGCGCGGCCGGGTGGTCACGCTGTATCGCGAGTTCCAGAAGACCGTCGAGGATCTGATCGGCGAGTTCGGACGGGAGAACTGTTCGACGACGGTGCGCAACCTCTACGATCGCGGAAGCCTCGACGCTTGGGTCACCGTGATCCACGCCATCGAACCGCGGTCGGCGCGAGATCCAAACATGAAGGACTCGCGCAATATGGCGTGGCGTTCGTGCTATTTCGAACTGAACGGGGACAAGGAAAAGTATCTGCGTGAGTCAGGATTCAAACGGTTCCCCGTGATCGCGCCGCGGTGGGCCGTGACGGGCGGCGACATCTACGGACATAGCCCCGGGATGGAATGCCTGGGCGACGTGAAGCAGTTGCAGCATGAGCAATTGCGCAAGGCCGAAGGCATCGACTACCAGACAAAGCCCCCGCTGCAAGTGCCGACCTCGTTGAAGAATCGGGAGATCGATGCGCTCCCCGGCGGCGTGACGTTCTATGACGCCAACGCGCAGACCCAGGGCATACGGACGATGTTCGATGTAAATCTGAACCTCGATCATCTGCTCGTGGACATCCAGGACGTGCGAGAGCGGATTCGCGGTGCGTTCTATGCCGACCTCTTCATGATGCTGGCGAACCAGACTGACACGCGCATGACGGCCACGGAGGTCGCGGAAAGGCACGAGGAGAAGCTCCTCATGTTGGGCCCCGTGATCGAGCGATTGCACGACGAAGCGCTCGAGCCCCTTGTCGAGAGCACGTTCTATCGCGCGCTGGAAGCCGGACTCGTTCCGCCCCCTCCCGCGGAAATGCAAAACGAGAACCTCAACGTCGAGTTCATTTCGATGCTCGCCCAGGCGCAGCGGGCGGTGGCGACCAATAGCGTCGACCGTTTCGTCGGTAACCTGGGCGCCGTCGCACAGTACAAACCGGACGTGCTCGACAAGTTCGATTCGGACAAGTGGGCCGACATGTACTCGGAAATGTTGGGCGTCGACCCGGAGTTGATCGTTCCCTCCGACAAGGTGGCGATCGTTCGAGAGCAACGGGCGAAGCAAGCCGCCGCAGCGCAGTCCGCAGAGACGGCGAAGACCGCGGCCGATGCGGTCAACAAGCTGGCCGGGGCGCAGACCACGGAACCGAGTGCGCTCTCCAACGTCATCAACATGTTTTCCGGTTACAACTCTTAGGAGCGCACTATGCCTAACATCGCTTTCGACCAGAAGTTTTACACGAAGGACAATCAGCAGAAGTACGAATGGCAAGGCGCAGCTGTCACACCTGCCGACGGCACGGATCTGCCGAATGGTGTGTGCGATGCGATCTACGCCACGGGCGCGGGGAACATTTCGCTCGACACGCCCAACGTCTCGCTCACCGACGGGAGCGCCACAAGCCGCACGGCCATCGTGATCGCCGTAGCGGCGAACAGCGTGCTCTATGTGCGCGCGTCGCGTATCCGGTCCACCAGCACCACGGCGACGGGCATTCACGCTCTGTATCGCGCGAACGGCGCTTAAGGGGGAACGACATGGCCCTTGTGAGCTTGAAGAGCGAACCCGACGATTACCCGACAGAGTATTTCGCAAACCATTTCGGCTACTGCACCGAGATCAGTCTCGACGGCGAACAGTGCGAGAAGTTGGGCATCACGAAGCCGATGCGTGCCGGGCAACCGGTGAACATCCGTGCGACCGGCATCGTCGTGTCGTCGAGTGAATACCTCGAGGCGAACACCGACTCCGGTCACAAGGACGTGACGGTTCGCATTCAACTCACGGAGATCGACGTTACGCCTACCGGCACCGCGAGTCCGCAGAAGGCCGCGGCGTTGCTGTACGGCAAAGAGGAGTAAGGCTCATGGCCGGACCTTTCGCAAAGAACCTGTATTCGACGAGCAACGACTCGTCCCCGATGCTCGACGCCCTCGCGGTCACGCCGCACGACACGAACGCCCTCGCGCCGACAGGCGGGGCCACAACGCCCACGCGCGGGCTCCTTATCGGCGGTGCGGGGAACATCTCCGTCATCATGGCGAGCGGCGCGACTGTCACCCTCGTGATCCCGGCGACCGCGTGCGGCGTGATCCTGCCCGTTGCCGTGACGCACGTTCGCAGCACAAGCACAACCGCGACGAACATCGTCGCGTTCTTCTGAGGGAGAAAGAGACATGGCTCGCGCTTTGCCACAAGCGGCATTTATTGCCAACGACGAAGGGCTCCGCGTCATCGGGCATAAGAGCCCCGATGGGACTGAGCGCGCGGTGGTCCACGGTCGGCAGGCCCCGACGAGTGAACGATTCGAAACCGTGTCGGGCTATCGTACGGTGTTGTACGGCGATTCGATGACAAGTCAGTTCTATGTCGATAACACGCCGTCGGCCAGCTACGACCCGATTACCGGCGTGCTCACCCTGACGAGCCTTTCCAATCCCGTCGCAACCGGATGGGATGGCATCGTCTTCAATCGTTCGTATGCGGCGCTGAAAGCCCACGTACCGGTGACTTTCGAGTTCGTGAGCAGCACTTCGGTGACGTGCTTCATCGGAAAGAACCTGGCAGGCATGCCAACCGGTGCACTCACCGGGACGACGTTTTTACGGATACCAAACAAGACGAGCAGCAATTCCTGGTTCACGTGGTTGCAAATGGCGCTTGGGTGGCCTTTCAAGGTGGTGTACAACGGCGCGCAGTCCGGCGACACAACGGCGGATTGCTTGGCACGCCTCGACGTGCACTGTCTGAACTACGCTCCCGAAGTCGTGTTCATGCAGATGCCCGGCATCAACGACACAAGCACCGGTAACGGTCCGATAGACGAAGAGACCATCGCGGCAAACCAACGGACCTTGGTGGATCGGATACTTGCCTCGGGTGCGTTCCTGGTGTTGCTCACCACGACGCCAGTAGAGAGCGGCGAATCGCGCGGCACTCTGCAAAATATGGCACGAGTGGCGCAACTTAATCGACGGCTTGTGCGGTACCTCACCGGCCGCGCGGGCGTACTGTGCGTGGATGCGTTTGGCGAGATCGCCAACCCGACGGACACAACCGGTCTAGCGCTGTCGAATTTGCTCAAGACGACGGACCACATCCACTACGCCATCCCCGGCGCAGTGAAGGTTTCGGATGTTCTCGCGGCCAAGATCGCCCCCCTTTTCCCAACGGTAGCGGATACCCGCCCACGAAGCACGATCGATTGCTATTTGAACTCCGCGGTAACGGCATCGGGTGTAACGATCACATCGGGCGTTGCCACGTTCACGTCGACGGCGCACGGCTTCCTGGCCGGCGAAAAAGTGCGAATCACGGGCGCCACGCCGACGGGGCTGAACGGATGGCAAACCATCACCTCTGCGGTGGCGAACAGCTTTACCTTCGATACGACGGCGTCCGGTACGGTGACGGGAACAGTACGCGCGGGACGCAATCGAAACCTCTTCAACAACCCGGTGCTTGCCACGTCCACAGGCGGCACGGTGAGCTTGGGCGTGACCGGGACAGCTGCGGCACTGTTGCACGCGAAGAACACGTCGGGTTCGGCGGGTGGATTGACCGCCGTCGCGTCGGTAGTGGCACATTCGAAGTTCGGGAACAAGCAACGGCTAGTCTGTTCTGCGGCCACCGCTGACGACCGCCCCGGCTTTGAAGTTACGTCAAGCAGTTTGTTTAACGCAGACCTAGTAGCAGGGCGCGAGTATTCGTTTGAGTGCGAGCTTTCGCTTGCTAGCGCCAACTGGGCCAACACGCCGATAAGCGAGATCATGGTGCGCTTTTTGGCGAATGTGGATGGAACCCTGTTTTCCTCGTTCGCACTGAACACCTACGACGGAATTCCCGCAGCGGGCTCTCTGACGGCGGATCGCACTATTCACGTGCGCACTCATCCGTTTCTAGTTCCGGCGGGCTCCATCACGCAAGGCTATTTCCAGGTCTACGTTCGCGCCGCGGGGACTTGGAGCAGCAACCTTACGATCGACATGGCGCGGGTCGGCGTGCACGACGTAACCAGCGATTGAGATCCTAGAAAGTCGATCGATGCCACAAGGCCCGCCTCGTGCGGGCCTTGTCGTTTGAGGGGTGCACCTACCTCGTGCACGCCGCTGCAAACTCTGATCCGTGAACTACGACCCGACCGACATCCGCGCCCAAGAGCGCGACCGAATGCTCGCAGAGCAACGGCGCAGGGCGCAGGAAAAGGCCGAGGCGGACGATGTTCGATGGTTGATGGGCACAAAGCGGGGTCGCCGGATCATCTGGCGACTGCTCGAGAGAGCCGGGGTGTTCCGGGTCTCGTTTCATACCAACTCGATGACGATGGCGTTCAACGAGGGAATGCGAAACGAAGGACTCAGGCTCTTGGCTCTCATAAACGCGGACTGCCCGGACCTCTATTTGCAAATGGTGCGCGAATCGAATGAGCGACTCCCTAATGACCCCGGCCGCGACTCCCAATCCCAACGAGAGCGCGAGCCCGTCACCGACTGAACCAGCGGCCACTGGGGCCCCTGCGACGGTCACGCAGCAAGCGACCGACCCCGCACCGTCGACCGAGCCAAAGGCCGACACGACGGACGGAACGGCCGAGTCTGGCAACGACACGGCGAAACCCGCCGGTGCCCCTGAGAAGTACGAATTCAAAACCCCCGAAGGCGTCAACTTCGATGCCGCTGTCATCGAAGCGTTCTCGGCCACTGCGAAGGAATTGAATCTTTCGCAAGAGGCCGCGCAGAAGGTTCTCGACAACGTCGGCCCGATCATGGCGAAGCGACAAGCCGAGAGTCTTCAAGCCGCTCACGACGAGTGGGTCGGTTCTGCGCGGGCGGACAAGGAATACGGGGGCGACAAGTTCGATGCGAATCTGGCGATTGCAAAGAAGGCTCTCACCGCCTTCGGCACGCCGGAACTCACTTCCCTTTTGCGCGATAGCGGCCTCGGCTCACATCCCGAGGTGATTCGTTTCTTCTACCGCGCAGGGAAGCGGATCAGCGAGGACACCGTCGTTCCCGGATCCATCGGCGTTCCCGCAGGGAAGAAGGACGCGGCATCCGCCCTTTACCCGACTCAAACTCATTAAGGAACCTGAACAATGGCAACCCTTGCATCCGGTGCTTTGACCCTGGCCGATTGGGCCAAGCGTACCGACCCCGACGGGCGCGCGCCCATCGTGGCGGAACTGCTGTCGCAGTCCAACGAAATCCTCGAGGACGCGATCTTCCTCGAGGGCAACCTGCAAACCGGTCACCGCGTGGTGATCCGCACCGGTCTCCCTTCGGTGTACTGGCGTTCGATCAACCAGGGCGTTCCGTCCAGCAAGTCGACGACTGCTCAGGTCGACGAATCGGTCGGCATGCTCGAGGCGTATTCGCGCGTCGACCAGGATCTCGCAGAACTGAACGGCAACGTTGGTGCCTTCCGCCTGTCCGAAGACGTGGCCTTCCTGGAGTCGATGAACCAGACCCAGGCCGGGACGATGATCTACGGCAACCCGGCGACAGACCCCCGGCAGTACCTTGGCATGGGTCCGCGCTACGGCGTGATCTCCGGTGCGGGCAACGCGCAGAACATCCTCGACGCGGGCGGCACGTCCAGCAACAACACGTCTATCTGGCTGATCGGTTGGGGTGAGAATCAGGTCTTCTGCACCTTCCCGAAGGGCAGCAAGGCCGGTCTCACGCACACCGACAACGGCATCCTCACGGTCTACGATGCTTCCGGAAACCCCTACCAGGCCTACCAGACTCACTACCAGTGGAAGAACGGCCTTGTCGTGAAGGACTGGCGCTATGCCGTCCGGATCTGCAATATCAACACGGCCAACCTGATCGCGGAATCCGCAGCTGCGGACCTCATCAAGCTCATGTCCCGCGCACTGGACCGCATCCCGTCCTTCGCGAATTGCCGCCCCGCGTTCTACATGAACCGGACGGTCTATTCCATGCTGCGGATCCAGGCCCTCAACAAGTCGCAAAACGCCATCGGCATCGAAAAGGGCCTCAACCAATTCGGCACCCCGATGTCCTGGGCGGCGTTCGAGGGTGTGCCGATGCGGCGCGTCGATCAGATCCTCAACACCGAGGCCCGCGTGGTCTAACAGGAGAACGAACATGTACGTCGACAACAACCTGCTTCTTTCGGGTTCGATCTCCGGGTCCACGGTCACGCCTCAGACCGTCACCGGGACGAACACCTCGGTCCTGTCCACGAACACCGTGGACCTCCTGCAAGCCCGGGACATGGGCGAGGGGCAAGACCTCTTCGGACGGTTCCAGGTCTCCACGGCGGCATCGGGCGGAACGTCGGTGGAGTTCCAGGTCATCGCAGCGGACGATGCTGCGCTGACGACCAACGTCGCCGTATGCGGTTCGACGGGCGCGATCGCGGTAGCGAGCCTCACGGCCGGCGCGCGGTTCGCGTGCGGCGTGAATCCTCGTCTCGCGAGCAAGGGCCAGCGGTACATGGGACTGCGGTATGTGCTCGTCGGTGCAGTAGCCGCGGGCGCCTACGTCGGCGATCTGGGTATCGAGGTCCAGGACGGTGCGAAGTTCTATCCGTCCGGCTTCGCAGTTCTGTAAGGGGACCTCGACATGCCGAATTATCTGGTTCTGGAACGGTCCTTCATCAACAACGCCATCGTCGAAGCGGGCGAAACGGTTTCGTACGAGGGAGAGGCGGGGTCGAACCTGCAAGCCCTCGATGCACCGGCCCCTCCGGCACCCCGGAGTCGCAAGCCGAAGACCGATCCGGCACCGGATGGCGCCGAGGATCCGGCCGCTTCGCCGGATCCTGCTTCTCTCGTGTAGTTCGTAGTCCTTCCTTGGGAACGTGTTGCGGGGGCCTCGTGCCCCCGCCTTTTTAGTGGGGGCTGTCGATGGCGTCGGATGTTGACATCAGCAACCTTGCCCTCGGTCACCTTGGCGACAAGGCTACCGTGTCAAGCCTCGACCCGCCCGAGGGCAGTATCCAGGCGGAGCACTGCGCGCGGTTCTATCCGATCGCCCGCGATGGTCTCCTCGAAATGCATGCGTGGGGCTTCGCCACGCGGCGCATAGCGCTTGCGCAACTCACGGCAGTGTCGGATGCCTGGGACTACTGTTACGCCGTCCCATCCGGCATGCTGAACGCGCTCGCCGTGTTGCCGGCCGATGCTACGGACGACTACTCGCAACAGTACGGCACCACCTGGGCCGGCGTTCCTCTCGTGGACGGTAGTCAAGCCAAGAACGCATATGTCCCGCGGCCCTTCGTGATCGAAACACTCGACAACGGGACCGAGGTCATTCTCACCGACGAAGAGAATGCGGTCCTTCGATATACGGTGATCGTCACCGACACGGCGAAATTCTCCCCGCTCTTCGTCACCACGCTTTCCTGGTACCTCGCCAGCATGCTGGCCGGTCCGGTCATCAAGGGGGATGCGGGCCGCGAGGAAGCCGCGCGGTGTTTGAAGATCATGCAATCGTTCCTTGACCGCGCCACGGAGAGCGATGCGAATCAGCGACGCATCCGCCCCGTGCAAAACGTCGGTTGGATCTCGGGGCGCTGATGGCGAACGTCCGAGATTTCCATTTCAGCTTCAACGGGGGCGAGGTCACTCCCGAGTTCTTCGGGCAAATCGCCGATGCGAAGTTCCGTTCAGGGGCGGCGCGGCTGCGAAACACGATCGTACTGCCCCACGGTCCGGCCACGTCGCGACCCGGAACCGCATTCGTCCGAGAGGTGAAGGACAGCACCAAGCGGGTGCGCTTGCTCCCCTTCTCGTACAGCACCACGCAAACCATGGTGATCGAGATCGGCCCGGGCTATCTGCGATTCCACACCCAGGGCGCGACGCTCCTCTACGCCGCCCCGGCAGCGTACAACGGAGCGACGGCCTACACCCCCGGCGACATGGTGGAAACGGGGGGAGCGAATTACTACTGCATTGCGAACACCACCGGCAACGCCCCGCCAAACGTCGCCTATTGGTACCAACTCCCGGCGGGGCCCAACGTCTACGAGATCCCTACGCCCTACGCGGAAGCGGACTTGTTCGATCTTCATTACGTCCAGTCGGCGGACGTGCTCACGATCGTGCATCCCGGGTACGCTCCGCGCGAGCTACGTAGGCAGGGCGCGACGCGGTGGGTGCTGAGCACGATCAATTTCTCGCCGACTCTCTCGGCGCCGGGGAGCGTGGTCGCCACACCAACCGGCGCGGGCGCGGTGACCTACCGGTACAAGGTGACGGCCATCGCTGACGGCGTGCTCGACGAGTCGATCGCATCGTCATCCGCCAGCTGCGTTAACAATCTGCTCACGAGCGGGCAATACAACACCGTCACGTTCGGCGCCGTGAGCGGGTCGAGACGGTACAACGTCTATCGCGAGAGCAACGGGCTGTACGGCTATATTGGGCAGACCGACGCGACGAGCTTCGTCGATGACAACATCGCGCCTGATATGTCGAAGACCCCACCGGAGCAGTACGCGCCCTTCGCTTCGTCGGGGAACTACCCAGGGGCCGTGTCCTACTTCGATCAGCGGCGATGCTTCGCCGGCACGACCAACGCACCGCAAACGGTGTGGATGACGCGCACCGGCACGGAGTCGAATCTCAACTATTCGCTCCCGACACGTGACGACGATTCGATTACTTTCCGTTTCGCGGCCCGCGAGAACAACACGATCCGGCACCTGATCCCGCTGCAAAACCTTGTCCTGCTGACGAGCTCTTCGGAGGTGCGGGTCACGTCGGTGAACAGTGACGCGATCACGCCGACGACCATTTCTGCAAAGGCGCAAAGTTACGTCGGGGCGAGCAACGTTCAGCCCGTGATTGCTAACACGAACCTTGTCTATCCAGCCGCCCGCGGCGGGCATATGTTCGAGCTTGCCTATTCTTGGCAAGCCAACGGCTACGTGACCGGCGACCTCTCTTTGCGCGCGCCCCACCTGTTCGACAATCTTTCGATCGTCGACATGGCGTACCAGAAAGCCCCCACGCCGATTGCATGGGCCGTGTCCTCAAACGGGGTGCTGCTCGGGATCACCTACATTCCGCAGCAACAAATCGGCGCGTAGCACTGGCACGACACTTTGGGCACCTTCGAATCCGTGGCCGTGGTGGCCGAGGGTGACGAGGATTCCGTCTACCTCCTGGTCAAGCGAACCATAGGCAGCGTCACCCGGCGGTATGTGGAGCGTATGGCGCCCCGCAAGTTCGCCACTCTTGCCGATGCCTTCTATGTT